CTTTTTCTCTTGATTCTTTTGTATCTCCACCATATACTTCATTTAATATTTTCTTGCTTATTTCACATATCATTATCAATCACCTCATTTTAATCTTCATAAAAACTACGTTTCGCTTGCATTAATTCACCATATCTCGCTTCTGATAATATCTGCCATCTACCTAAACTATGATCCGATCTCACATTCTTTGTGAATTTTCTAACGTCATCCCAAAATGTTTCCATATTGTGCAATGTATTCAATTTCTTAATTTTTGCATAATCTGCATTTTCCATAACATAACTTTCTATCATATCAATCAACCTCACTTTCATAAGCACTAATATCAATTCTACCCAACTTAAAATTTAAGTTTTCGCTCCAATTCAAACTACCTGACTTTACAGGTAAATCTTCATAATCACCATAGATATTTGCCTTATAAATATTCCATCTTGCACCATCTACATGTAATACTGAATAAATCAATTTGTCGTTTTTATAGAAGTCATAGCAGCTACAATCAATATCAAGATAATATTTATATCCGTTTTCATCCTCTGTATTGATTGCAAAGTCTTCTCTGTTCATCCGTGATATTCTTGATTTTCCTATCAGTTCTGCTTTAATCTCATCTGGAATATCTTCGATCTTGTCCAACATGCTTGAATCAATGAACACAGGCTTCTTTTCTTTCCGTTCATACAAGTTCGGAAACTTCTTTCTAAACCGTGCTGCTGTTCCGCAAATATATTCATGTCCGTTCATTTCGCATTCTCCTTCCTAATAAATAAGACAGACACATTTGTTTGCGTCTGCCTTATTATTCTCTGTTTTACTCTGTTTTTTCCTCCTTTGGAGTAATTAAACTCATAAGATTATCTCTAATATAGCCACAGAAAGCATCAATACTTCCATTTCCAATTGTCCAACAACTATCTCCATCATAATTCCAATGAATAATTACTTCATGCCCTGCTGTGATGTTAGGTAAATCAACATCTTCCTTTCTCGCATATGAACTATTTGAAAGAGCTTTAAGATATACATATCTTCTGATATTCTCAATATCTCTTTCTGTTTCTGCACTGAAAATCTCTACCAGATATTCATCAGAACATTCATCATAAATATCATATTCAGAAGCTCCATTTTTCTTATTATCAAGCCTCTTCAATTCTTTGCTGATTACAAACAGTGCTGATTCCTCATACTTTTTGCACTCCTCTTCGCTTCTAAATACTGTGCCATCTTCTGCAATGTACTCTATTCTTACAAGCTTCTCAATTGTTTCTGTTTTTCTAATTTCGTTTACCTTCATAGTTTTAATCTCCTTTTCTCTGTATTAATTTCACTGTAAATTACAATTTCCTGCTAATCTTCAAGTGTCCAATTACCAATTTTATTTCCATTGATGTCCATTATGTAACCAGCTTGACACCCGTATTCAAGTTTTTCTTCAATTTCTTTTAAATTTCGCCTTAATTCATATGCACTTCTGTCAAGTTCGCCATCTTCATCTCTATAAGCTGCACCACCTGTTTTAATTTCAATTTTCAGCATAACATTTTACCTCCTATACCCACGCTGGCTTTACTTTAGTTTCTGGTAAACTTTCCAACCACTTAATTATATCCTGTGGTACTTCTTCCATCTTCCAAGCAGTTCCGTATTTATAACCGCACACTGGGCATTCTCTACCAATAAAACCGAGTTTATGATCTTTATAAGAAATCCAACCTCTTGTCTTATATTCTGTATTTGAATGTCCTAAACAATCCTTCTCTTTTAATTCGTATGCTTCTCCATAAGTGACTTCTTCACCATCATAAACATCAATAGAATATTCCATATTTGCATATGTTGTTTCCTCTTTAGTTGGATAAAATGGTTCTCCTTTTTTCAAACATTCCAGTGCTCTTTTCTTTGCGTTATCTTTTTTCTGACAAGCTTCTTTTGTTAAAGTCCATTTCTCAATTTTAACTTTATCCTGAGTGTGTTCTGTCCATCCAAGTTCTCTCATGTGTTCACAATAAGGACGCATATCATTCAAATGCCATCTATCCCAAATATCACATAATTTGTTAAGCATTTCCGTTGTCCACTCATCTGTTGGTGAACCTTTTCTAATTTCATCTACACACTGACCAGCAGAGCCAAAGCAATCTCCGTTTGATAATGGCGCAACTACACCACACATACTTAATTTTGAATCTTTATATTCAATTCTCACAAATGCATTTCTATCTACTTCGTTTCCTGTTCTTGTGTAAACCTTACATTTACATGGGTTAATGATTTTATACATAATTACGCCTCCTTAATTTCTTTCAACATACTGTCGATACACAATATTAAATTTTCTTCCATATTTTCTTTAACCATTTCCAGATGTTCGTTTACCTGTTTTCTGATTTCTTTTTCTGTTACATTGTGACCGTAATTTGCAATCACTTCATCCATAATTTGCCTATATGTAAAACCTAAAAGTAAGTCCTCATTTTCATGTATAGGCAAATTGTAAGTAAACTCTTTCCCATTCCGTGAATCCGTTTCAGGATCATATAACCATTTACTCATAATTCGTTTCCTCCTTAATTTATGCAATCTCTAAACTGTTCCACCATGCTTTGCCTCCACCTTCAATTCCATAGAAGCCAATAAAAGCATTGATATGTCTCATTGTCGTTGCTGAATACCCATTCCACAATCTCTGGAAAACTCCATTATGTATTCTGCAAACGACTGTATTGTAGCTTGTCAGTTCAATGTCTCCATTGTCTAACTCTGTTACTTTCGCTTTTCCGTAAAATGATTTTCGTATATCATTTACTACAGGTAAATCAAATTGTTTCATGTTCGTTCCTCTCTTTCTTGTAATAAAATAGGCAGCTAGGTATTTATTCTCCTAACTGCCTTTGATTATTTAATATATATTTCAAAACTGTTTGCATCTTCATTCGGATAATTCTGTTTTATCCAATGCTTTGCATTTGCTTTTGCTTCTTCATAACTTGTGAAAAATCTTTTTGTGTGTCGTACTATGATTCTGCCTTTATCACAATTATGATATATAGTATATTCTAAGTAATTCATTTCGTCTCCTTTATAAATTTATTGCGTTTCCATCTTCATCATATTCAATCGGTGCAATGTGAACTGCATACCCGATTTCTTTTTCTTTATCATAAATCTCCATTGTGCCACCTACACAAAATTCAAATGAGAACCGCTTATCATCCGATTCAATCAGCTTAATCAAGTGATCCGTAATTTCATTTAAGTTCCGTTCATCTTCTTTTGACTTTTCAATACTTGTCATTTTCGCCTCACTCCTTATCTAATTTCTTCAAAAGGTTTTACATTTTTGATTCGTTCATCATAAATCAACGTGTAACCATTATAATAAAACCTTTCTCTTTCGTTTGGTTTTGTCCAGACGATTGTTTCTGTTCTCAAACCATCACAAGGAGAAGTCTTAATGTCTGCCATTGTTACTCCATTTGATTCATAAATCCGTACTGCTATTGCATAAGGCTTATTTTCCATTGATTTTTACCTCCAATCATACCAAGACATCTTAGGTTCAACTACTACAGGTAATTCCACTGTTCGTTGTCCAACATAATGCCTACTGCTATTACGTTAGCATTTACATGCACTTCTCTTACCTTATTAGCTGCTTCATGCGGAGTGATAGCATTATCAATGACATCAACATTCTCTCTGCCTTCTCTTAACCACACAACTAAGTATCTATCCATAATTTGCTCCTTTTCCCTGTAAATCTTAGTTTACTTTGCTGTGATAACAAGTATGTACACCATCTCTGCACATTACTTGTAAAACTATTGCATCTTCATACTCTATTCTGCTTATAACATATAAATAATCCATTTTGCTTACCATTCCTTTCTAATGAAATGCGAATTTACTCTGTTTCTACTTCATATATCTTCCAATCAATATTGTATGAATCCGTCTGAATGTTCGCATCATATTCATCAATGGACGCTTCATCTCCTTCTTCTACTAAATTCTCATATCTGCTTTTCATTTCATCATAAGCTTCTATATAAGAATCATATGTGTCCGGTTCATTTATATTTTGATTTTCAACCTCTATTAAAATCCATTTACTCATTTTCTTTTACCTCCAATTCTAATGAAACACGCATTTCAGATACTATCATTACTATCAGTTGCGTTGGCAACTTTGTTTTTGAAATCTTGTAATACCTTATTACATCTTGAATTATCATTCATTGCAAAAATTTCCCTTTTAATATAATTCCAACTGCTTTCCGCTGATTCCATCAACTCATAAACTTTAGCAGCTTTTTCATATGTGAATCCCGCTTTCAGTTCTTTCAGTTCCGAAAATAACTCATTGATATTATAGATAGTTGCTCCTGCCTGACATTCATTTGCAAAGCATCTATCAGAGCACTCAATTTTTTCTAATGCCATAATTTCCTGTGCAAGTTCTTCTTTTGACTTTTTGCTGTATTCTGTCACCATTCTGTCATACATCCATTTATACATAACTTTTACCTACCTTTCACTATGAAATATCTATTCTCTTTTATTTTCTGTTCCGTTTTCTATTGCAATGTTTTCCTGCGTGGCGACACTGAAAATCATATACTACTTTTCTGTTCTTTTTCTGCACTGCATTCTCTAACGCCATACGTTTAACTTGTTCATAATCTGGATTCATAAAATAACCATCCTTTCTTTCTGCTTTAATATCCCTTTACATGTCCGTAGCAACATAATATACATAAGAAACTATACACAATCATGTATAATATATAATCTGGTGCACCATCAAAACACCATTTTGATATAAATATCATTGGCACGATGGTAAGCAATGTCCAATTTGCACGTAATAACCAGATTAATTTCCGTTTGATTATTGCCTTTCTTTTTGCCTTTTTACGAGCCTGTTTCTTCTTATATATATGTACTGCTTCCTGATATGTATATAACCGTACTGTATTTTCCATTTCTGTTTCCTTTCTATACTAAGTCGTATTCTTTCATCAATCGCTCTGCCACCATCCGATTGAGATCTTTGTTGATTGTAATTCGTTTGTGCGTTACTGTATTTATGTATGTAAAATGACTTCCATGACTTCGCAAATATCTGAACCCATTCCGTTTAAGAATAGGTTCAAAATCACGCATCTGTTTTGTCTTTCTGTACATAGATCCCATAAATATCACTCCTTTCTGTTGTTTATTCTCTTTTACATTGCCTGTATTTTTCTTGTTTTCCGCTTTGGTTTTTCCTGTTTAAATGGGTTCTCCATCTCATATCTCACAATGTCTGATAAATAATCAAATATCTGCGCTTGTGTTTTATCCATAATATTATCCACAAAGAACTCTGTTCCTTTACATCTTTCAATTAACGCCTGTTCCATTTCATCTGTTCTACCTTCGCAATAAACATATAATGCCTTTAATGCACGAATTATCTTCGCTGTATATGCCTTTCCGTTATAACTATCTGCATATCCATTCCAACCGAGTTTTCCAAGTAATACAAGCATTGCATTAAATAATTCAGGATTTGTCTTTGATAATTTAACACCATCTGAGATAGATGTAAGCGTTCCTACTGTGTTTTCATTATCATCATCTCCCTTTATTGCAACATTATTTCTATGACAAATTTCCTGTAATTTAACATAATCTATTTTACCACCTGCAATAGCTGCTTTATAAATGTCCATTGGCTGCATTTTTGCTCTATCTTGGGATTGATTAATAAACAAATCAATCGCTTCTTCAAGTGAACATTCCATGATTTCTACGACAACAGCATCCATTTTTGCTTTAAATGCACCATATATTCTGTGCTGACCATCAATAACATACAGTCTGCCTTTGTGAAACAGTACCTTCGGGACATCCCATTTATACTTGTTATATGTGTTTCCGATTGTGTATGCTCTAGCAAGCTTTAATCTTCTCTGCCATTCAGGAATGTGGATATACATTGGATCTACTACAAGCTGAAGCTTGTCTCCGATCATGGAGTTCCGCTTTGCATCCTTAATCATCCGTGAAATATAATCGGTTTCCATTTTCCCAGTAAAACCTTCTTTATTCCGTAATTCCTGCATTTCCATTTCTGCCTCTTTTGCTGTTAAATAAACTCTCTTACACATAATATTCACCTTTTTAACCTTTCTTTTAATTAAAATAGCGACTACTTAATTGCAGTCGCTTAAAATAATTTTGCCTTCAGTTTTCACTTTCTCGACATTTACATTCTTTTATGCAGACATAATCATTGGTTTAAGCCGTGAATATGCTCTGTCATATTTCCATGAATCTTCTATCTTTCCACTTGGAACAGATAAATTGTCTACCTGTTTAATAATTTCTTTTGCCTTTGATGTGTTTAAGCAAAAATCATTTGCTAACACCATGATTTCTCTTGCCCAGTTTGCCATGATTGCTTCTTCCTTATTATTCACTCTTGTAATTTGCGTTTGAATCGTTTATAATTTGTGTGCAACGCAAATATGTTTTATTCAATTCATTTTGTGTTCTTGGGATTGAGGCAGACCGAAATAGTCTGCCTTTTACTATGTAATAACTACATTTGCTTTTAAATCTGCATCCGTAGTTGTGTGAGTTATAATCGAACTCACTATCCGTACACAGATTTATTCTGCGTATGTAATTGTAAAACCTGCATATTCTGC